ATCTTACGACCCCTCCGCCTGCCAGCGGCCGGGGACAAAACTTTAGTTTTCACCATCGTATTTGTCTCCCGGCACCTCACGGGGCGGTGCCAACCCTAGTATCTGCTCTCGGGTAAGCAGGTCGAACCAAGCCTCAAGCTCCAGCTGGGCAGATATATCCACTCCAAAGCTGACTGCGAAGTCCAACCTAGCTTCCAAGGTCACGGGGCGCGCGACGACAGCGTACGGGTCTGCCAAGTATGCCAACCGATAAAGGGAAGCACGTGGCAGTTCCCTAAGCGGAGGTTTACTAGCGCGCCTTAACGCTAGGGCGTGTGATTGCAGAACGGGCACACCGCTGTGCAAAGCCAACAAGCCAACACCAACCGTGCTCACGTAATCAGCGATAAACTTCTCAGACTTACTCTTTATACCGAGCCTTGTCTTACCGATAACTCGCTTAGGATGGAGAACCATGACCCTCTGCCCACAGACCCGCACCGGTCGAGCTCCACACAAGCTAACCGTGCCCAACGTCCTGGCAACTGATTCGATCTTCAACTCCTGTCCAAAATCACGGAACACAACCGGAAGCTGCAAAGCAACCATGTCGGCCATATCAGCCTCAACCATAACACAACAGTCATCCCCATCATCCGCCATGCGCCACTGGCTGGGTTTCAACCCTAGGCGTCGCATTGCAACCCCCATCATGCAGATCATCAAAACACAATTCCCAAGAGCTGTATTCATGTCGCCACTCATACGCCTACCGCGAACAACGTAGCGCAACCCACTACGGGTATAGCAAACGTTGTACCGCTGTCTAGCGAGCAACGACCGCAGGTACGGATCATAATTGAACAGAGCCTCATAGACTCCATGTTCAAACCGCAACACCTGCTCAGACACGTGCCCATCAAACCTTGAGCAGTCCAGTGCCAACTGGACCGGGTGGCGCAACGAAGCCCAATGCTGCTCCAAAAGAGCACCACGAGCAACCGGGTTCATTCCCTTAACAATGGCCCGGCCAGGCGGAAACCACTTAGCCATAGGCCCTGAACCACGCACACCATACAAATCATGCTCAAAGGCCTTAAGGTAATTGCCCACCTCAACATTGAAGCGGGCACCACGAGCCTGGATCATCCTTGGATCCTTGTGAACGTCAGCCAGCTTCTCAAGCTTAACAAACGCCTGAATAACAGCATCTTTAGCGGATATGGGTCTGACACGCAACGAGTCAATAGCACGCAAATACCGGGCCCTCTTCTGCCCAGTATATTTCGCACCCCACACCTCAAAGCCAATGGGTGTCCTCTGTCCCAAATATCGGACAAGATCACACCCAATATGCTTCAACCCGCTCAACCCCGTCTTAGTGGGCTGCACCCAAGCACAGGCTACCCGATTAACGGCCGCCAAATACTGGTTATGCTGACAATCATTCTGCACCTGGTAATGGGTCGCAAAAGGCATTGGACACAAGACCTGGTAATCACTCACCCGGTCACAATCCGCCGCCCAAGACACCACACCAACAACACTGTCCGGATCAATCGGTTTAGCGACAACCGAATCCTTACAACACACACATGGTCTGCGGAGTTCCTATCGTGGTATGTGGGGGGCAACGTCCCGCAAACGGTTGTACTGCCGGGTCCACCCCACGTTGGAACCCTCAACACCATACCGCAACGCGCGAACCTCAGCCTCAGGGACAGTCCAATACACCGCGACAGCCATGCCCTTCAGCATCAGCATCGTTGCAACGGACTTGTCCTCCTGCTTCCACACTGCCTCGGCTACACGGAGCATATCAGCCTGGCCCTCCATACTGCGCATCTTCCCAAATGCGTAGTTATTAACGAGATCAGAGACTTCAGCGGTAACCTGGATCTTAGTGTCAACAAACCCCCAAGCATCCATATCCGCAGCAACCTCATGCACCCGCTTATCCACGATATCACCTCGACTTAGGACCCACCGCTCACACTTCAAGCGGCTCTCCTCGCCACGCTCCTGATGGTCCATAAGCACGTCGGCAACAACCGACAAAGCCCCAGCAGCCACGCTACAAAGGGCCCCCACAGCCCCGAGCGAACGCTTCCCACCACGCGCAGCGACAACACTACCCACAGCAGAAGCAACACATGCGACTGCACTGCAGTTCCTGACACAAGCAACGAGCACACTAGCCCCACTTGCAAAAAAATCATCAGATCCCCCCTGGCTGCCACCAAAGGTAGACCGTAGTCGTCCGAGTATAGACATG